AGCTGTGTTCTTTATTATCTGTCTACCTAAATTAGCAGTATTCTTAGACCCATCAGTACAAGTACATCTTATGTATCTTGAACAAGTTAAAGAGGGTTGGTGGATATTCGGCAGTATAGAAGAAGTTACAACATTTCAAGGAATATCAGGTGTAGTTATTACTACAGCAGACACACATTTTTTAGCAGCGATATCAGGATTCTATTTCGGTTCTGCTGCAACAAGGAGATAACATGGTAGCTAAAAGATATCAAAGCAAAACTGGTGGATTAAACGAAGCAGGAAGAAAACATTTTAAACGTACTACAGGTGCTAATTTAAAAAGACCTGTAACAGGTAAGGTAAAGCCAGGATCAAAAGCTGCAGGAAGACGTGCAAGTTTTTGTGCAAGAATGTCTGGTGTTAAAGGTCCTATGAAAGATTCTAAAGGTAGACCAACTCGTAAAGCACTAGCACTTCGTAAATGGAAATGCCGTGGATAGAATATATATAGCACTTGTTATTATAATTGTATTAATCTTAGGGTACGCAATAGAAGATGCTGTGTCAGACACTACATCATCAGGTGCTACAACAAATAATCAGACAAATGCTTCAGGCAGTAACACATCTATATCAGGTGGTTACTCGCAAGAGACAACCAATAACTATACTGGTGGACAAACTAATACCACAAGTAATTCTACAACTAATAACTCTAATCAAGAGACTGCTGTTAATTCTGCAACAGCACCTGCTATGTCAGTATATGGTCAAGACAGTTGTGTAATACCCCTTTCTATTGGCATGACTGTTATTGGCTTTAGCACATCTATGGGTACTTATTATCACGATATGGAATGTGAACGCAGAAAGAAAGCTAAACTACTTAATGGTTTAGGTATGAAAGTCGCAGCGATATCATTGATGTGCCAAGACAAGTCTGTTTGGAAATCCATGATGGATGCAGGTACACCATGTCCTATAGATGGATTAATTGGTGAACAAGCTAAACAACGATGGGATGAACTAGGTAATGAAAAAGTTTTTGATACTGTTAATGCTACCTCTAGTGGCAAATTCAGACACCACAGAAAATCTCCTTAACCAACAAATTTATGATGGCAATAACTTTGCCAATGGTTGGTCTGGAACAAATGACCACAATCATGGTAATAATATTGCAGCAGGTGTTGATGGAGAATACATAGAAAATAGTATCTCATTACAAAATGATGCAGGATTATCTAAAGGTATTATTAATAATGGGTTTACATCTACGGCAGGTGCAGATATTTGGTTCTGGAATCAGATAGAACAAAACGTAGAGATAACACAAACTTTAGTAGATGATAATGGCAATGTAACTACACAGACTAAAACTATAAACAACGATGGCTGTTATTATTGCACACATACTGATTCAATTATTATTGGTAACAATAGCCAAGAAGATTACGACATAACAGTTAGATATACTTTTAATGAGAACAGTAATTCTATATCTCATTATGGTGCTGACTTAAAAAGTCCTACATTGTTTATCGAGTATGATCCTGTAGTAGTAGATGTTGCAACACAATCAGCTATTACAGAAATATCGAATGATATACAAGAGATATATATAGAAGAATTTGTTTACGAAGAACCTATTATTGAAGAAGTAGTTTTTGAAGAACCAGTTGTAGAGATAATAGAAGAACCTATTTTTATAGAAGAAGAATTTGTAGAGGAGACTATTGTATTAGCTCCTGCTATGATAGAACCTGAGATAGTAGAAGAAGTTATAGAAGAACCTGCTATCGAAGAAGTATTTGAAGAAATAGTTGAAGCACCTTTGGAGGAAGTAAATGAAACAGAAGTTGTCGAAGAAACAGAAAGAGATACGGAAGTGGGTGAAGATACAGGAGGAGCTGTCGAAACAGAATCAGCAGGAGTATCTGAAAGCACACAAGACAACAGTAGGAGTTTTGAAACCGAACTAACAATAGAAGAAATATCTATTAAAGTAGCAGACAAAATTAAAACAATAGATGGTCAGCTAAAAGCTACACAAATGATAGTAGCTAAAGTCATGGCTAAAGATAATAAAATATCTTCTTACTCAAAAGTAAACACAGATATATTTATACAACCTGAATTACAAAGTATTGATATAGGTACATACACTAACAGTAACTATGTTGATATTAGAAACATTTACCCAAATCAAACTTACGAGGACAGACTATGGACATCAAGACAATAGCAGGAATACTAGGACTAGTTATTACATTAGGTGGTTTGTTTGTTCAAGTTGGGCAGATTTTAAACAGATTAGAGGTGGTTGAGTCCAGAACAGTTCCAGACATAACGCCACTAGAAAAAGAATTATCAATACTTAGAACAGAATTAGAGGGTTTAAAAGCTAGAAATAGTAATCCTTTAATGCGATGATAAAGATAATTAAGTTCTTATTAAGTAAGGTAAGAACGAAATATCTAAGACCTGAACTATCAGTCTTAGAGTTTATACTTATATTGGTTATGTCATATTACATCACTAGATGGATATATGCTTAAACTAATAGGAGATAACTATGAGTGCAAATATTCCCTACACAAAAAGGGAAATGCAAATCATCAAAGCAATCCATGCGATTGATCCCAAAGCAGAAATCAGCATTAAGTCAAGAATCAATAATAGACTTGACTATAAATATGGTGGTATAGTGTTCTTAAATTGTACACCGATAACTTGGGATGAAGTTATGGATAAGATTGATGAAGAAGAAAGAAGACCTTATTAATCGACCAAGTCATTATACTAAAGGTATAGAGACAATCGAATACATAAGATCATGGGATATGGATTATGTTCGTGGGAACATCGTGAAATACGTTACCCGATTCCCTTACAAAGGCACACCTATACAAGACTTAGAGAAAGCTAAGTGGTATCTCGAATATCTAATTAAACAGGAAAAAAACAAATGACAAACCAAATACATAACAATGGTGGTAACTACAGTAGAGTAGGTATCATACAAAGAAATGAAGATGGTAATGCTTTATGTTGCCCTCATTGTAAATCAACCCACTTGATTAAAGCAGGTACAGATGGCTCAGAAAAACAAAGAAAGAGATGGAAGTGCAGGACTTGTAATAAGAAAACATCAAACCCTGAAGTTATAAAGAATTATGAATTAGAAGAAGCTCAGAATCTTGATTGGTCTACAGAAGAATTAATCAATGCAAGAACAGAAGTATTCAAAAGAAAAGAAGCAAGAGAAAAGTCTGAAAAGTTTATCAACATAAAGATAAATGATAAGAAACCTATAGGATTATATATTCAAGGCGATCCTCATGTTGATGATGATGGATGTGATTGGGTATCACTTAGAAAGCACATAGATATAGTCAATGATACAGAGGGTATGTATGCCTGTTCTGTTGGTGACTTATCTAATAACTGGGCTAGACGTGGTAAGTTAGCAGGATTATGGGCAGACCAAACAACTAATGGCGAACAACAATGGCAGTTAGTAGAATGGTTAGTCAATGCAACACCTTATATCTTTATCGTTGCAGGAAACCATGATATGTGGGCTATGGAGGGTGATCCGATTACTTGGATGTGTAAACCTCTAAAAACTGTATACTCTAACCATAACGCAAGACTTAAAATCAAACTACCTAAACACGAAATAAAGGTAAACTGTTCTCATAATTTCAGAGGACATTCCATGTACAATACAGCTCATGGTATTGTTAAACACGCATTGTTCAATGCAAGAGACCACTTACTCATAGCAGGTCATACTCATGTATCAGGATATAGCCCTATCAAGGATGCTAACTCAGATAAGATTATGCACTGTGTACAAGTAGGTTCATATAAGAAGTACGACAACTTTGCTAAACAACTTAATCTTCCATGTAAGATGATGTCAGCTTGTGCTGTTGCTGTATTTAATACTGAACTCACAGAAGATCATCCAGACTTTATTAAAGTATTTTGGGAAGTACAAGAGGGTGCTGATTATCTTAATTATCTAAGAAACAAAAAATGAAACCAAAATTAGTAGTGATAAATTGGGAAGATGCAATCACCCCAACCTCTGGGTGGACGAATATAAAAGAATTAGAAAATACATTAGCTGACTGTATATCAATCGGATTAGTCGTTGAAGAAAACGACAAAACTATAACACTTGTTAGTCACATCTCAGGAAGTGATACACAAGTAGATATAGATGGGAGTCTCGTATTGGATAAGTCTTGGATTAAATATAGAAAAGACTTACCTCTACCTAAAGAGACAATTAATAAATTAAAGATATGGTTATTGGAGAACGCAGATGCCCAGAAAGATAAGTAAAGAAGACGAACAAAAATTTATAGATTATTACCTAGAGGGAGAGACAGCAGGTAATGCAACACAATCAGCTAAGAAAGCAGGATGGACATCTAATCCAACACAGATGGGTTCATATCTTAAAAAGAAATATGCTCATGAAATCAGAGAGAAGAACGAAGACAGAATCACATCAACATCTGGACTAGCTATTACAGTCCTACAAGACTTACTTAGATCAGAACAAGATGCAGTTAGACTCAATACAGCAAAATTAGTTTTAGAGATGGGTGGTTTTAGTTCTCAGAATATAAATCTGAATGTAGATAAAGCTACACAAAAGAGTGATGCTGAGTTAATTGAAGAACTACAAGGTCTAGTTAGCAAGATTCCTGCTCTAAAACCTAAATTAGCTATGATTCAGGACAATACAGAGGATGAATCAGGCGATACCCCTGAAAAGGACTCTAAAATGGACGAGAATAGACTTACACATTAGTGGTTACTATTGGTATCACCTACCTTGTTTAAATTGGATTATGGCGATTCTAGGGCTACTTTTTTTACAAATTTTGGCTATATATGATACCAGAACCTAAAATTGCCAATCCAACTCCATTCACAAAAGAAATCGGATGATCTTTAGTTTTGATTCCGACAACCAACCAACCCAGCACACCTAAAAACTGCACATAAAGATTCATTGGATAGAAATTAAATGATGTCAAGACTAACCCACAAGAGAGGATGAGTGAGCTAGTCCATTTTAGTTTATTTATATGTTTAATGTTTTTTGCCCATCAAGAGATTTTATATTTTCAAACAATATATTTTTGTTTCTTTGTTTTTCTCTTATTTCATATAACCATATTTTTTTTGGCAACCCTGTTTTTATAATTGCTTCGCCAGTTTTAACGGCTTCTCTCATTTTGTATGAGTAATCTCTATCAATAGACAATGACCTTGGATGATAAACTTTATCGTTCCATTCAACATATTTAGTCGGTGTAGTCTCTCCTATACATTTGAAATTTGATGCTTTATATATTGTTCCTTTATGCCCAACTGTTTTATCACTATAAGACAGCACAAAATCATAATTAGTTTTTATTGCTATCCATTTTATTATTGCTCCCAAAAACCAACTTTCACTATTTTTAGGAGACTCATCCAAACAAGCCATTCTCCTTATATCTATACAATTTTTATATTTTTTTTCGTGCCTAGGTTTTCCTAAAACCGATCCTCCACAAACAATATCATTAATAGTCATAGCAAAACACATACTTATACCACCACCTATGTGTCCTTTTTTATAATGATAGTTTTCAAATATATTTCTTATATCCTTAAATTTACACTCATAAATTTTACAATCATTTTTATTGAGCTTTTCATTCATCGCCAATCTTAGCTAGAGCATTAATCTCAATGTTCTTTACAAACTCTAATGTTTCCATGTAGGGTTTTTTAAATTCCATATAATCTTTTTTATCCATACCTAAAAACTCTGGTCGATTATCATCATCATAAATAAATTGT